TGCTAAACAACCAAATCAAAGCGGTGGATTTAATCCAACAACAATCGTAGGGAGACTTGAGTAATGGCACTAAACGCAGAGGCACTAAAGATTGCAGCAGGTATTAATAAGAAGCTTGGAGCAAACACTGTTGTTCTAGCTGGGGAGGCTCGACTTTCTCAACGCATTACTTCAGGTTCTTTAACACTTGACGTTGTTCTTGGTGGGGGTTGGCCAATGAACCGTTGGGTAGAGCTTGTTGGTGAGGCATCTCACGGTAAGACAGCCCTAGCACTACGCACTATTGCAGCCAACCAAAAGGTAAACCCTGACTTCACTGCAGTCTGGATTGCTGCTGAAGACTTTGATTCAAAGTACGCTGAGCTATGTGGTGTAGACAATAGTCGTGTTCTACTTGTAGAAACTAACAGTATGGAGGATGCATTTGATTCGGTTATTCAGTTCATGGAAAGCAAGGCTGTTGACATGGTTGTTGTGGATTCCCTTCCAGCCCTTGTTCCTGGCGCAGAAGATGAAAAGCATATGGAAGAATTTACTGTGGGCCGTGGCGCACTTATTACCAATAAGTTCTTTAGAAAAGTGGCGTCAGCTACCAAACGAGACCTCATCGAATCAGAACGACCAGTCTTAGGAATTATGATTAATCAGTACCGTATGAAGATTGGCGTTATGCACGGAGATCCTAGAACTACCCCAGGTGGTTTGGGTAAAGACTATGCATACAGCGTACGGTGTGAGGTTAAGCGTGATGACTGGGTTGAGGTAGGTACCGGAGAAAGTAAGCGCCGTGTAGGTCAGACTATTCGTGTTCGTACTATTAAGAACAAGACCTTTCCTCCACAGCAAACTGCTTACCTAGACTTTTATTTTGCAGACGGTGGCGCAATTGATGCTGGTGGTTATGACACTGGTAAAGAGATTGTTGCTTTGTCTATCCTTAATGGCATCGTAGATCGCCGTGGCGGTTGGATGTACTACGGAGAGCGTAAATGGCAGGGAGCACAGGCTCTTATTGATTCTCTACGTGAAGAAATTGAGCTTCGTGAAGAGTTAAGTAAGGCTGTTATGAGTACTATTAAAGCCCAACCTATATTGGCTTTAGATGAAGAGTGAGGGACAAAAGCAGTCTCTAAAGCATGAGAAACGTTTAGAGAAACTTGTGGACGGCAAGCGCTCAGCTGCATCGGGTGCGTTCTGGTCACGTAAAGGGGATGTTAGAAGTAATGATCTTTTGATTGAGCACAAATGGACTGGTAAAAAATCAGTAACCATTAAATCAGAAGTTCTTAAGAAGATTACTACCGAAGCTATCCTCGATAGTCGTATACCGGTTTTAGGTCTTCACCTTGATGGCGAGAACTATGTAGTTTTAGGAGAGGAGGATTTCTTTGAACTTCGTAACGCACTCAGGGGTGACTAAATGGAACATGACGACGAGCCTACTTGGGCTTGGAGATATCAAGCTAAATGCCGTGGAGAAGATACAGAGATATTTTTTCCACCAAGAGATAAAGCTTTATACAAACCGATAGCGGATAAAGCTAAGGCAATTTGTTGGGGAAAGGACGGGCGTTCAGCTTGTCCAGTTCGCAAAGAGTGTCTTAGAGAAGCTATCATAAACGATGAGTTGCACGGCATCTTTGGGGGCATGTCCCACAGAGAGAGAAACGCAGCAAAGCGTAAATATGAAAAACAAGGTTTAACACTAGAAGAATGGATAGACCAGGATGGCAAATACGGGCAAACCTAAGACGGTTTCTTTAAAGGCATACCTAGATGCAACTAAACGAGACACTCGTTTAATGGGAGCTATTGAGCGTCACTTGTTATCTAAGCCTTTTGACAATCGTCGCATGGATATTATTCACCCATCCGACATGATCAAACCTGAGTGGTGTCACCTTGCCCAGTATCACGCTATTAAGGGTAACTACAAAGAAGTTCGTGAGAAACCCACTCTCCGTCTTCAATCTATTTTTGATGAAGGTCACACTATCCACGCTAAGTGGCAGAAGTGGCTTACAGAGATGGGCGTTCTTTACGGTAAGTGGGAGTGCAGTGAGTGCGGTCCGTCTGATTGGGAATTAGCTTCTGATCTAAACTTTGAAGATCCAGAGTGCGGAGTGTTTACCTATGATGAGGTTCCTTTGTGGAGCAATAAGCACAAGATTGGTGGGCATTCTGACGGTTGGGTAAAAGGTTTAGGTGAAGATTGCCTTATTGAGATTAAGTCTATTGGCGCTGGAACTCTGCGCTTTGAGGCTCCGGCTTTACTTGCACAGTCTGATGGAGACTTAGAGAAAGCTTGGCGCAATATCCGAGCACCTTTCCGTACGCATCAACTTCAAGGACAAATCTACCTTCACCTAACTCATCTTATGGTTGAGAGTGGTGATCTTCCCTCTGCTCCAAATGAGATTGTCTTTATCTATGAGCTTAAAGCTAACCAAGATTATAAAGAGTTCACTGTTAAGTACAACCCAGAGTTTACTAAGGATCTATTTGATCAGGCATTAGACATTGCTTGGGCAGTTGACAACAATCGACCACCTGTGTGTAATATTGACCCCGTAGCCGGATGTAAGCGGTGTGAGCCGTATAAGGAGAGTACTGATGCCTGATTACGAGTACAAATGTTCAAAGTGTCAAGAAGTAACTGAAAGTTTCTTTCCTATTCAAGATGGTCCTGCTCCAGCAATAGTATGTAAGTGCGGTGGCGAATCATTTAGACAATACTCTAAATTTGGTATTCAACTTAAAGGCGGAGGATGGGGCGGACAATGATGCAGTATTGGTCATGGATATTAGCGGTCATAGGTGTTACCGGCATTTACTTTGTAGGTCGTAAACATAGGTGGGCATGGTTATGGCTCATATTCAACGAATGCTTGTGGGTTGTCTATGCAGTGATCACCGATCAATACGGTTTTATACTTGCCGCTGTTGCTTATACCGCCGTTTACATTAAATCTTTTTTACATTGGAGGCAAGATGAGCATCAGTCGTAAAGTATTAGACAGTTTAGGAGAGATGGGCTTTACTCTTTCCCCAAAGCCTGGTTATGAAATCCCAGAGCTTCCTCGTGACATTACGGAACTAGATGACGAAGGTCTTATGGATCTTTTTGTTCAGTTTACTCAATGGAATGATCACCTTTCAGGGGCTCACGCTATTGCAGTAATCAATGAGCGTGAAGCACAGCGCAACGTAGATGTAGCAGAAGCTGGTGCAATGCTTAAGAACTGGACCGGTACAAAAGGCGGGGATAAAGTAACGGTACTTAAAGCACAGATTGCTGTATCTCCAGAAGTAAACGATTTGTACGACGACTTAAATACTCGTTATGCGTTTCGTAAACTGCTTGAAACACGTGCTCTTAGCGTAGAGCGTGACTCTCAAGTAGTATCTCGTGAATTAACACGCCGTACATCAGACGGTGGTGGTATGCGCTCTAGGACCCGGAGGTTTACACCATGAGTTATGAACAGCTTTCTTTATTTACTGATGAAGAATTAGGGGTTACGCCTAATTACAACATCATTGGCCTTACTGGTTACGCTCAATCCGGTAAAGATACTTTTGCATCTATTCTTGTAGAGAAGTACGGCTACAGCCGTATTGCTTTTGCAGATAAAATTAGGGATTTTCTTTACGGAATTAACCCTATGGTTGGTTGCAGTCCTACTGGTTACCTACAAGACTTAGTAAACTTAGTTGGTTGGGATAAGGCAAAACAAGAACCACAAGTTAGACGTTTACTCCAAGACTTGGGAATTTCTGCTAGAGACCTTATCTCTGAAGACATTTGGGTTACTGCGGCACTTAGCAGCGTTAGTAAAGATCAACGAGTTGTTATTACAGATGTTAGGTTTGAGAATGAAGCTGCCATGATTAAATCTATGGGAGGGCAACTTTGGCGTATAAAAAGATCTGGAGTAGGGCCAGTAAACGACCACGTTTCAGAGTCTGAGATGGATGGGTACAAAGTAGATCAAATTTTTGTAAACAACGGTACTCTAGAAGAACTACAGGCATTAATCACTACTAGGATGCGCAATGCCTTCCCAGAGTAGAAAACACCGTGGCTATAAGTCACAGAAAATTGTGGCTAATTACTTAGCCGCAAACGGCTGGCCTTATGCAGAGTCAACCGGGGCTGGGCGTTCAGGTACTGACGTTACTGGAACTATCGGCATTGATTGGGAAGTAAAGGCTCGCACAGGATTCAATCCATCTGCAGCTATAAAACAGCTAAAAGATCGCCATAATGGCAAAGATTTGCCCGTAGCTGTACTGCGACTTAATGGTCAAGGCGAGGCTACTATTGGCGAATGGCCAGTAATACTAAGGCTAGAGGACTTTGTAAACCTCTTAAAAGAGGCCGGATACGCTGACGGAGCCTCTTAAATCACGTACCGTTTTCCTTAGAGGGCAACTCTAAATCGAAAACTAAGGACTACAAACTCGTGATTGAAAAAGATAATGAAGAGAAGTTCCTGCGTGTAAGCGCTGGTTCTAACGCACAATCAGTAGGTTCTGCAATTGCTCACGCATTGTATGAAAACCCACAAGTAAAAATTCGTGCAGTTGGTGCCTCAGCAGTAAACCAGGCAGTAAAAGCTATTGCTATCGCTAGAGGCTACGTTGCCCCTAGAGGTTTGGATCTAAATTGCCGCCCAGGGTTCACTACAGTGGATTCCCGTGATGGACAAATTTCCGCGATAGTCTTTACTATCAATGTAAGTTGATATATTCTTGTATTAAGAGATCTCACAACAGTTAGGAAAACCATGGCAAAAAGCTCAATCCCAAGCCCTGACGAGGCGCTTGCAGGTATGGCAAAGCAAGGTCGCAAGCCTATGATGAAAGATGGAATTAAGTTCACTGCTCCATCTGCATCACCAGAAGCTGGCACACTTGTTAAGAAGAAAGGTGCACAGGCTGGCGATCCATATGCTCAACCTATGGGTACTCGTAGCAACGTTTCTGCTACAGGCCAAGATCGTGCAGGAGCTGCGTATTCAATTAAGGGCGCACCTCGTTACACAAAGATGACCGATCCAGCTGCAGGAGCAACACAGGCTAACGGCCGAATCATTTCGACCGCTGCAAAGCGTGATCGTTCAAACTTTGATTCTGGTAATAGCACTTCTTACTAATTTGATGTATGCTAGTTACTAGGCCTTGGGGTTTCCTCAGGGCCTAGTACTGCAATTGGACTAAAAATCGGAGGGCACCAATGTCGTTGCAAGATTTGTACGCAGAAGTAAAGACTATGAATACTTTGAAAGCATGCATTGTAGGACAGTGGGCAGCTACCCTTTCTGAAGAAGATAAAAAAGCTTTAGACACAGCTATCGAAGATGATGATCTAAGCACAAAAGATTTATTTATGTTACTCCGTCGTGCGGGGGGCACGTTTGGTAAGACTGCTGTTCGTGACCACCGACAAGGAGATTGTGTATGTCTTTAGCAGATGATTAT